GAACCCGGCATGTCATGGGAGAATTGCCGAGAATGGCAGATGGATCACATCATCCCATTGGCGGCATTTTCTTACGTTTCGGAGGACGATCCGGCGTTTAGAGCCGCGTGGTCGCTCGGGAATCTTGCCCCGCTTTGGAAGTCTGACAATAACAGTAAGCGTGCGCGCTTAGATTGGACGCTTCCCGACACTTACGTCAACCCGAAGCTGCGCGCGATGTACGAGCAGCGCGAAGCAGAATGGGCGATAGCTGTATGACCGACCTTTACGAGCCACTTCGCAAGATCATCCCCGATTTCGACCCGGATCGTGTCCTCATCATGGATACGGAGTGCTATCGCCCGTTCTGGAGCATCGGTTTCTACCGCTTGAGTGACGGCAAAGTCCTCGCGATGGAACACAGCCGCCGCCGTCAGATTGACCGCGAGCGCGTTCGCAAGTTGATGATGAATAACTTCATCGTGACCTTCAACGGCAATCACTACGATATGCCGATGATCTGGAAGATGCTCGACGGTGCGTCGCCAGAGCAACTGAAGCAGGCGAACGACAGAATCATTGTAGGCGGGATGAAACCGTGGCACGCACCAGAGGTTCTGGGCGTCACCGTCCCCCGCGACTGTTTCATCCGCAAAGATGGCACCCGTTCACCGGGCCTTTGGCACACCGATCTCAAAGAGGTGAACCCAGACCCGTTTCAGGGCTTGAAGACACTGGCCGGGCGGCTTCACGCACCGAAGATGCAGGACTTGCCTTACACGCCAGACTCAGATTTGTCCGACGCAGAAATGGACATCGTCCTCGACTACATGGGGAACGATCTTCACAACACCCGTCTACTGTTCGACGCGCTGATTGAGCCGCTGGCTCTCCGGGCCGCCGCGAGCCGGGAGTACGGCATCAACCTGATGTCGAAGTCGGATTCGCAGATGGGTGAGGCGATCGTCAAGCGTCGCGTGGAGGAAGCGACTGGTGAAAAGATCATCAAGGTTGAAACGCCTCCGGGGACACCGTTCCACTGCAAACTGCCGGACTACCTCGTCTACGACAACCCGGAACTGACAGCACTGGTCGAACGCATCAAGTCGACTGAGATGTATGTCAGCGCGACCGGCAAAGTCGAACTCCCGGACTTCCTGAACGGACGTGAAATCACCATCGGTGAGACGACCTACGCGATGGGGATTGGCGGCCTCCATTCGACGGAGAAGAACCGATCGGTTCACAGTGATGATGAGAATGAATTGCAGGACGCGGATGCCGGCTCATTTTATCCGAATATGATAATTAATTCAGGGCTTTACCCGAAGTCTTGCGGCCCAGCTTACATCCCGGTTGCCCGTAAGATCAAAGATGACCGTATGCGGGCCAAGCGTAGCGGTGATAAAGTCACAGCAGAGACTCTTAAAATATCACTCAACGGAGCTTTGTTCGGTAAAGGCGGTTCGCCTTACAGCGTGCTGCACGCACCGCATCTGATGGTCACTGTTACCCTCACCGGGCAACTGGTTTTGCTGATGCTCATCAACCGGGCAGAGCGCGCCGGCATCCCCGTAGTCTCTGCGAACACCGACGGCGTCATCTTCCGCTGCCCAAAGGACCGTCGCCCGGATCTTGTCGCCATATGCCAGCAATGGGAGGCCGACACAGGATTTTAACTGGAATACACGCCCTATAAGGCCGTCTACAACGCATCGGTGAACAGCTACATCGCCGTGAAGGAGAACGGGAAGGCCAAGTTGAAGGGTCCGATCGCAAACCCTTGGCGTGAAGGCGACATGCGCGGGATGCTGATGAAGAACCCGCAGATGACGGTCGCCTCCAACGCAGTGGTCGATCTCATCACGAAAGGCATCCCCATTGAGGAAACCATCCGGGCATCCCGAGACATCAGGGAGTTTGTCACGGTCGTCAAGGTGACCGGCGGCGCAACGTGGCGCGGTGAATATCTGGGAAAGACTGTGCGCTACATCTGGTCGACGGACGGCGAGGAAATCCTGCGAGCAGTCGGTCACCATAAGACCGGGACGCACGGCAAGGTGTCGAAGACCGATGGGTGCCGCCCCGTCATGGATCTTCCCGACGAGTTTCCTGACGACATCGACTACGACGCCTACATCCGTGCCGCCGAAGAAATGCTCATGGATTACGGCTACCACACCCGCCCAGACCCCATCCGTCCAATCCGCATCCACAAGTGGTCGGCGATGGCATGGTTCGCGATTGCGGCCGCATGAAGCGCGGAGAACGGGAAGCGCCGATCGAGGACGACTGTATCGCCTTCGCGGAGAACCGAGGATGGATGGTCCGCAAGATGGTCTATCCAAGTCGTCGCGGCTGCCCTGACCGGTTCTTCTTCAAGGAGGGGCGGCTGGTCATCATGGAGTTCAAGCGCCAGCACAAGGTCGATGCTGACCCGTTGCAGGTCCGCGAGCATCGCCGCTACGCCGCAGCCGGATGGACTGTCCACATTGTCAACGACCGAGACGTGGCTGCGCGCCTGCTCGGCTACAAGGAATATGTGCGTGACTAAGCGTCCCCGCAGCGCGTTGCGCGACCAGCAATTGTTCATCCATAAGACCATCCGCGAGAAGCCGGCGTCTTTGATCGTCAGCGCCATGGGTAGCGGCAAGTCTGGCGCCACGTTGACGGCGATGCTGGACATGCTCGCAGACGGCACGGTCAAGCGCTGGCTGGTGGTCGCTCCGCTGCGCGTTGCCGCTAACACTTGGCCGGACGAAATCGCAACATGGGAGCACACGCAGCACGCCGACTTCGCAGTGTGTGTCGGCGCACCGGAAGCCCGTCGTTATGCACTAGCGAAGCGCGCCAAGATCACCATCGTCAACCGCGAAAACCTTGTCTGGCTCGCGCGCGAAGTCGGTAGCGCCAGCAATTGGCCGTGGGACGGGTTGGTGATCGACGAAAGCACGATGTTCAAGAACCCTCGCAAACGCACCGCTAAGGCGAAGCGGAAGCGCACAGACGGTACTGTCGTCAACAGCAAGGGTGGAAAAATGACGGCGTTCGGCGTGTTGACGGCCGCGCGTAAGATGATGAAGCGCGTCGTACTGCTGACGGGCACGCCTGGAGAACTCGTCGACCTGTATGGGCAGATTTATCTGCTCGACCAAGGTGAGCGACTGGGCGAAAGTGTTGAGCAGTATCACGGTCGCTGGTTCAGCAAGAACCAATACAGCTATTCAATTGAGCCTCGCGCCAACGCGAAGGATGAGATCATGGCAAAGATCTCCGACATCATGGTCAGCCTGCCGCCGCTGCAACTCGTGCCGGACCCTGTTCACATCCCCGTCAAGGTGAAGCTGTCAGACGAGACGATGAAGGAATACAAGCGCTTCGCCAAGACGCTGGTGAGCGACCTGCATGACGTCGAGGCTGTGAATCAGGGGGTGCTGACCGGCAAGCTGCTCCAATTCAGCAACGGATCTATGTATCGCGAAGATCGCAGCGTGGCGCAGGTTCACACCGCTAAACTGGACGCTTTGGATGCACTGATTGAAGAAGCTGATGGCGACCCGGTGCTGATCTTCTACAGCTTTCAGTTCGACAAGGACGAAATCCTCAAGCGTCACCCCGATGCCGTGGTCTTCAATGAGTCCGACACCGCAGTGAAGGATTGGAATGAGGGCCACATCAAAAAGTTGCTGATGCACCCGAAAAGTGGCGGCCACGGCACCAATCTGCAGTATGGTGGCCACATTGCCATCTGGTTCGGGCTGACGTGGAGCCTGGAACTCTATCTGCAGGCCAACGCGCGCCTGCCGCGACCGGGTCAGAAAAACATCGTCGCCATCTACCAGATCCTCGCCGAAGGCACGGTTGACGAGAAGGTGGTGAAGGTGCTGGACTCCAAGGAGACGAACCAGGCGGCGATCGTCAGCGCGGTCGAAGCGGAAATCACCGGCGGGGCACCGGTGCCAACTTTGACGTTTGAATCGCTTCTCGGGTAGCCTTTCAACTATCCCTTGACTTTTCCACGGAACCGATCCAGATTTCCACTCGTTGTTGAGTTACAGTTCAACACGGGATGGAAAGCACATGATCGCCGTCAAGGAGAAGCCTGCAACCAAAGTCATCCGGCACCCCGAGTTCGCCAAGCGGCTGGATTCAGCCTGTGACAGCGTCGGGCAGTGTCCGCCCAAGCACAAGGGTCGCCAAAACTGGGTGATGCGGGAACTGAAAAGCCGCTTCAAGGAAGAAGTGACGCCGGAAACCGTGCGCAAGTGGTTCGCGGGTGAAGCGATGCCACGCCCCGATAAGACGGCGATGCTGGCCGAACTGCTGATGGTGGATGTCGCCTGGTTGCAGATCGGCGTCGACCCTGACATGGCTCCGCGGGACCGGAAAGCCCGCAACGCGGTGGCAGACGGCGCGGTCAACGCCGTGGCCGGTTTCATCCAGATGGATGGCGGCCACCCGGCATTCCCGAAGGAGGACGGCCCGGTTGACCTGCACGCGATCATCCGAGGCGCGAAGTACGACTTCCACATCAGCACGGCAGACGCCGACGGCCATTTCCACGTCCCGGTCGACAATGAAGAACTGATCGTGCTCGGCGTGGCACGCGGCGACGGGTTCTGCCTGGAGATTTACGAACTGATGCCGGATGTGATTGAGAAGCACGGCAACCGGCGCGGCGGTTCGATCGAAGTGGCCGTTCCGACGAAAAAACTGAGAAGGGTTGAATCTTTTTCCAACCGCCTCTAAGGTGAGGAATCACTGTTAAGTTGATTCGTGAGTGGCGTAATGCTATTGGCTTCCGAGAACCCTAACTTCTCGGGAGTCCGTTTTCGTGCCAATCAGTGCAGCCGAGATGCAGGCAAAGGTCGACAAGACATCGACCAACATGGATCGCCTTGATGGCGTTGTTAATGGTGCCCCCGGCACGTATGTCGAAACCGACAACGGCGCAGTACCTTCACTACCGACGCTTGCAAAACAATATGAAGATGCGTCAGGTGAATTTGAGGGTGTCCCAGACAGGCTTGACGCCATTGAAGATAGCATTACCGGACTTGCGCCTGCTGAAAGCCCTGCTTTTTCCGGTACGCCAACCTCACCAACCCCTGTTCTTGGGGACGATAGTGAACGCATTGCAACAACTGGGTTTGTAGAGCGGCGCGCAACCGGCATAGACGCACAATTGGCGTTTCAAAGTGACCGATCCAGTAATGGACCAACTCACGCGGACTTGCTGCAACCCGACAACATTGGAAACCGGCGTATATGGTCGGCCGGCGGTGACAAAACAGGCTTTACGCCTATTTGGGGCGATGACGCCGGCAGGATTCACTTTTATCGGGCATCGGAGGAAACCATCGACGCAGTAGGAGGCTCGCGCACAGCGTTCACATTTGGTGCCCCAGTGGCTGTTGTCGGAGAAGACGGGAGAGGTTTTGCTGTGGAGCCTCCTACCCGAACTCGTTTTTTCACCTTCGGTTCTGGTTATGCTATTGCCGATCAGTCAGGACGCGGTTTGGTTATCGACCCGCCATTGGCTCGCAATTTCATGTCATTCACGGTCCCGACCGAAAATGGTTCAGATATTGCCATAATCGACACACTGTCGAACCGCCACGTCCGAATCACTTTCGGTGACGGAGATAATTTTGCTCCTGAAAAAATATCTGACGGTTTTCGTTGGATCAATAAAGATGGGACCGGAAAACTTCGTGTTGTTGGGCAAACCGTTGCGATTGCAAACCCTGCCCCAGTAGCTGCAGGCGTGCAAACTATCTGGCAAATTTTTGGTGTCGGCCAGTCAAACCTGCAGGGTGCAGAAAGTTACCCTGCTGGAGATCCAGATGGCGTGATTGCACCGGGTCGAGTGCTGGAGTTTGCAGCAGGTGTAAATCCAGGCGGAAACGGTTTGGCAACACCCGCCACAGATGCTGAATTTGGACCTCTTAACGATATGGAATCGGGGGCGTTTCTTTCCAGCGAAAGTGACGCTGGAACGACAATGTTCCCTAGAATGCTTTATGGCACTCTGCCCGCCCTCGGTTCTAGTGCGGCGCTTCTGGGCACAGCTTTGGGGCAGTCTGGCGCAGGATACGAGTACCTGAAGAAGGGCACTGTATATTATGATAACGCGCTGAAGGCGGTTCGACGCGGACGCCTTCTGTCTGCATTGGCAGGACTCGATCACCGTGTTCCGTTTTTCGTCAACCTCCACGGCGAGGCGGATCGCAGCGCCTACAAGGCCGACTACCTCGCCTATCTCAACGAATGGCAGGCCGATTTCCAGACCGACCTTCGCGCGATCCTGCTTAACGACGTTTTCGTTCTGCCAATGCTGCTCAGTCAGATGTCGGGGTGGACCTATTACAATGATATCGCCCGTTCCGAGGTGCCGCTGGCGCAGTTGCAGGCTGCACTGGACAGCCCAGCCAAGTTTTTGTGCGTCGGGCCGCGATACCACCTGCCCTATTACGGCAGCGGACCACATCTTACGCGCGACGGCCAACGCAAACACGGCGAAGAATTTGCTCGGGCTGCGAGGGCACTTTTGTCGTCGTTTGACACGAATGGTAATCCGAACGGAGCGTACAGCCCGTTACGGGTCGTATCCGGCACGCGCAGCGGTACAACAGTGACGCTCGCCACCGCAGGAAAATCCGGGAACCTGGTGCGTGACAGCACGCTCGTCACCAATCCGGGTTCCTACGGCATCACCTACCGCGATGGCTCGGGCAACCCGATCGCCGTAAGCAGCGTGACGGTGGCTGACGCATCCGCAGGGACTATTAGCTTCACGATCGCCAGCGCGGTTGCAGGCGTCGCGGAAATTGCGATGCGGGGCGTCGCGGGCGCAGCACCTGGACCCACAGCGGGTCCACGCGCATGTTTCCGCGACAGTTCTACCGAAGTATCCGATGTCGATGGTCAGCCGCTATATAAGTGGATTTGCCATGGCGAAGTGACAGTATCCTGAGAAAGGTGTGAGTTATGCCCGGAAAAATTGACATACTGAAGAACTTTTCATATCCACCGGAGGCGCAAGCGCAACTTATCCAGTTCCCGGTCGACGATTTTAACATTCGACTGGCTGACATTGCCGCGCAACTGGGTATCGTGCAGGTTGTTGATCCTGCGTTCTACGATGAATCCACCGGCATTGCATTGGATCTCGAAACTACCGGACGGTTCATCAGCACAGAGAAGGCTCCCCTCGGCACAGAGGCGGGGCAGCCGGTAATCTTTCCGACACAGACGCGCGACGACGGCCTCCTGAGTAGCCGCCCAAAGCAAGAAGATAGCTGGTCGATTGTCGGCTATGTCCATCAATACTCCAGTAACCAGAGCGTCACGGGCAACAAGGTTCTCTATTCAAGCGGCAGCGCCTTTGTCCTTCGTAATTTGTCCAATAGTTCGACATTTGAAGCGGCCGGGACAGGTTCTGTCGTGTCATTCACGTTCACCACGGCACCTCGCATTCTGATGGTATCCTACGACGCAGCGGCAAATCAGATCAACATCCGCGAAACCACTTCTACCGATCTTGACCATGAACTGGCAAACGGCACGTACACCTCGGACCCTGCAAACGGCGCACCTTGGGAAATCGGCGGTGGCGTTGGGGCGACTGATTTCAGCGGTGTTATCGGTCAACACATTATCTGCAATAAGGCTTTGCATTTGTCGAGCAACGCTGTTGTTCGGAATCAGTTGCAGACCATCCTCGGGCAGAAGTACGGCCTGCGATAATTTTCAACCAACGGTTGACAAGTCACCCAGCATTCCATTACTCCCTGATTCGCTAATCACGGCAACAGGGAGTAATGGAATGCGGAAACTGTTCACCAACCAGAAGGGTGCCTCGACTGCGGAATACGCGCTGCAGATCGCCTTCGTCGCCATCGCCGCCGTCACCGGGATGGATTACATCGGCAAGGGCGTGAACGCCAAGCTGACGGAAGCGGGCTTCTGTCTGAAGGCAGTCGACGCGACGGCGTGCGGCTGATGAGCAGGTTCGATAAACTGATTGCCTGCATCCGTTCCGGGCAGATGTCCGAGCAGCAGATCGCCGAGGAACTGAAAGACCCAGTGTTCGCGGCATATTACCGGCAGCAGGTGGTGCGCTAACCATCCGTCTCACCACAAAGTTGACAAGTCACAGGAAGCCATGTCTCTATGAGGCACGGCTTCTCCTGCTTTCACCGCCCGCGATGTCGAAAAGACCGTGGTAGGCGCCACGAAGGCCGACAGTGTGCTAGTCGGATGTAGCGGCCACTGGGTGGCTGGGTGGCGCTGTAAAAGGGAAAAGGGTGGCAGCGGGAAGGGGTCGAACCATCCTAAGCGTGCGATGCAGAGACTTTGCCAGCCATCGCTGCTACCCTTGCCGTCTTTCCGGCTGTCTCCCTGATATTGAAATCCTGCGGGTCAGGCCCGGAGGTTCACCCCGGCGTATCGCCTCTTTGTTCACGGCGGACGAGAACCACATCAATCGGAATGCCGTCCCGATCCCGGCTACGGGAAGATTCCCGTGTAGGTTGAAACACTGATTCGCGTCAACTGGAAAGTGTGAAGGTGGCGGCACCTACCCTCTGACCTAGGCGCCCTCGATTGCCGAACTTAATCGGCGGAGAGGGTGCAGGGAGATCGAATCCCTACCGCCACCTGATCGCTCTCATAGGTTGAAACACTGATTCGCGTCAACCCTAAAACGAGAGCAGCCCCGCAGCCGGGGAGGGAACTGCGGGGCTGCTGAGGGAGCGCGCTAGCGGGGGAGTGACACCGCGCTCACCTGACGAATCACCAAATAGTTGATTTGCTACTCGGTGTCAACTGGACGCCCGGCAGACCGGGCACGCATCGTCGCCAGTAGAAAAGGTAGGCGGACTCCCTCACCGAACATTCCGGGTGCTACGCATAACCGCCTCCTGAGTCGTTGATGATAGGAAGAACCTGACGCCTGCCGCCTGATACGTCAAGTCCCGGTTGCAGTTTCAACTTGATGGTGATAACCGGGTGTGGATGGACGATTTCGAGGACATGCTGGGCGACCCTGCCCCCACGCAAACTGCAAAACGGCGACCGGGCCGCCCGACCAAGGCGGAAGCGGCAGCCCGCCTCGCGTTGCAGGAGGAAGCCGAACGCGCTGAAAAGGCGAAGGAGGAAGGCTTCTACGCCACCTTCGAGGGGAAGCGGCTCATCAACAGCGCGTCCACCGGACGCACAGTGGTCGACATCGGTGAGTTCTTCATGCCGGTCAGCATCAACTTCCTGGCGCGCGTGCTGAAGCTGGACCCGATGACGGTCAACCGTCGCCTGCTGCGCGTGAAGCCCGTCGGCCATGTCGGCAAGTCGGCCAACCGGCGACCGCTCTACGACTTCACGGCGACGCTTCCCTACCTGCTGAAGCCGAAGATGGACCTGAAGACGTTCCTCGACACGCTGAACGCCAACGACCTGCCGCCGATCGTCAACAAGCTGACGTGGGACGGGTTGCAGTCGAAGCTGCGCTACAAGGTTGCCGCGCAAGAGGCATGGCAGACGGAAGACGTGCTGGAGGTGCTGAGCGACGTCGGCATGACGATCAAGGACCACACGAATATGTGGGTCGAGGAAATGCGGGAGAAGGCGGGGCTGTCCGACGAGCAGGCGGCGCGACTGGAAGCCATGGTCGATGTCTACCGCGACCAACTCCACAAGAAGCTGGTCGAGATGCCCAAGGAAAAGCAGACGCGGGCGATCATCCACATCGACGCCGGGCCGCAGGGTGACGATCCGAGTTGGGAGGGTGATGATGAGTAACAGCCCCATCTTGGCCTGCATCGGGAAGCAGGGTTTCGATACATGGAGTGCTGCCAACAAGGTGTTGCGCGCGATGCGCCGCCACCGGACGCACCATGGCAGGGCCGCCATTTACCGGTGTCCCTATTGCCCGAAGTGGCACATCGGGCAGCGGATCTGACATGACAGCCTACAAACCCTTCAAAGACAAAGACGCGCTGTTCACCTGCCTGCAGGACATGGTGGTGGCAACCGCGTCAGCCGTTCGCCCTGCTGAGCGCCTGACGGTGACGGAGGCCGGCGAACGGTATCACTACATCTCGAACAAGACCTACACCGGCCCGTGGTCGCGCGAGAAGACCCCCTACATGGTCGAGGTGCAGGACGGCCTCACGTCGCTGGAGAAGACCGGCACCGTGTTTGTCGGCCCCGCGCGAACGGGTAAATCGCTGTCGTTCCTCAATTGGCTGACCTACACGGCCAAGTGCGACCCGGCAGACATGATGATTATCCAGATGAATCAGGGCCGCGCGCGCGAGTGGTCGCAGGACGATCTGGCAAAGTTCCTCCGTTATTCTGACGACATCCGCAAGCTGCTGGTGCCGGGTCGGACCAACGACAACGTCTACGATAAGACCTTCCTCTCGGGGATGCGTCTCACCATCAAGCATCCGACGATCGCGGAACTGTCCGGTAAGACGATTCCGCGCCTCTGGATCATGGATTACGACCGTGAGCCGATCAACATCGACGGCGAAGGCGACAAGTGGAGTCTCACGAAAAAAAGGTCTCAAACTTTCAAGCGTCACGGCATGACCGTGGCGGAATCGTCGCCGGGCTGCGAGGTGCTGAATGCCAAATGGTCGCCGCAGACCCCGCATCAGGCACCACCGACCGAAGGCATCCTTGCGCTCTACAACACCGGCGACCGGCGGCGCTGGTACTGGTCCTGCCCGCAGTGCAACGACAAGTTCGAGCCTGACTGGAAGCTGCTGACCTATCCCGATTCACAGGACTTCCACGAAGCAGCAGAAGCCGTGACGCTGACCTGCCCCCACTGCGGTTTCCCGATGCTGCCGGATATGCAGTATGAACTGAATCTGGGCGGCCGATGGATCGCGGACGGGCAACAGTGGCTGCCAAGCGGCGAGGTGATCGGCAGCCCGCCGCGCAGTGACATCGCATCCTATTGGCTGAAAGGCCCGGCTGCCGCTTACACGACGTGGCCGGAACTGGTGGTCAAATATCTGGAGGCCAACAAGGAATATGAGGACACCGGCAGCGAGGAAAAGCTGAAGGCCGTCACCAACACCGACTTCGGGCTGCCGTACACCTACAAGGCGCTGGAGAACGGCAGGCTGCCGGAAACCCTCAAGGCGCGCGCCATCCACTGGTCGGACGAACCAACCGTGCCGACGGAAGCCGGTGGCGGGTTTCTGGTTGCCACGGTCGACGTTCAGGCGCGGTCGTTCGTCGTCCACGTCTATCTGGTGTCGGCAGGCAACGTCATCTGGCACGTCGATATGTTCAAGATCCGCAAGTCGGCGCGCATCGACGAAGACGGCCACCCGTATCCGATCGACCCGGCAGGCTTCAAGGAGGACTGGCACCTTCTCATCGACCAGGTGATCCACCGCACCTACCCGCTGAATGATGGCAGCAGCCGCCGGATGGCGATCAAGATCAGCGGCTGTGACTCCGGCGGTAAGGACGGAGTCACGGCGAACGCTTATGACTTCTACCGGCATCTGCAAACCGAGATGCTGCATCAGCGCTTCCACCTGCTCAAGGGCAACGAGTCCAAGGGCTACCAGGACACCGCGATGCGTCCGGCGATGTGGGACAGTCTCAAGAAGGACAAGTTCTCGGTTGCCCGCGGCGATATTCCCGGTTGGCTGGTGTCGTCGAACTTCGTCAAGGATGCCGTCAACACGCTGCTGGAAGCGCCTGACCGGGTGAAGTTCCCGAAGTGGGCGCCTGACTGGCTGTATTCGCAGTTGACAGCGGAAGTTCGCGATCCGGGGAAGGGGTGGCTAAATACCTCGGGTAAGCGAAATGAAAGTTTCGATTTGATTTGCTATTGTTACGCCCTGTTGACGCACCCCGACATCCGCGCCTTCCATCAGGACTGGTCGAACCCTCCAAGCTGGATGGACGATTTTGATCGCAATGACTTCGTCTATGATGAGTCGGGGCAGCCTGCGTTCATGCGGAAGGTTGAAGGTCGCAAGTCGATTTCGGAACTGGGGGATGCACTGGGATGAGCCTGCCAAAAACACGCGCAGAGGCGAAATTGCTAGGTGAATCTAAATATTCCACTGGGAAACCTTGCGTGCGCGGCCACATAGCAGAGCGTTACACAACTTGCGGGCGTTGCGTAATGTGCAGCACTGAAAAGATGCGTGAGTACACTGCTGATCCCGAGGTGCGCTCCCGCGTGTCAAAGCGCGAATCTGCGAGGTACAATAACGACCCGGATCGAAAAACCAAAAACAACAGGCGTTACAGAGACGGCGTCGAAAGTAATCCTGAAAAGGCGCGAGCGCGAAACGCGGCTCTCGTATTAAAGGAGCAGCAAGACCCCGAACTCAGAAGTCGCAGGAGGGATTACCGTCGGAAATGGCGAATTGCTAACCCGGATAAAGTTCTGCGAATTAGTGCGAAACGTCGTGCCGATAGAAGAGCCTCCGTTCCGCCATGGCTAACGAAAGAGATGCGATCTGAAATTGATGCTACCTACGCGGTTGCGATCAAAATGACAGCCGAGACGGGGGAGCGCCATGAAGTCGACCACATAGTCCCCCTAGTAGGGAAAAGTGTATGCGGCCTTCACGTACCGTGGAACATGCGTGTTGAGACGAAGGCGGCCAACCGATCCAAGTTCAACAAAATGCCGCCTGCCGAAGATTGCCTAGCCCCGACACCACTCAATCGAAGCGTGAAACATATTTCCACTTTTAGTTGACAACATTCCACCCTTTCACTATAGAGTTGATTCGTCGTCCGAAGTATGCGAATGAGCCGTAATGGCCATCGCAGACGACATTGCATCCGCTAAAGCCGCCCTGCACGCCTTGCTGACCGGTAAGGCGGTTGCACAGGTGCGGGACAGCGATGGGTCAAATATCTTGAAGCGAACAAGGAGTACGAGAACACCGGCAGCGAGGAAAAACTAAAGGCGGTCACCAACACCGATCTCGGTCTCCCCTACATTTACAAGGCGTTGGAGAACGGACGCCTACCTGAAATGCTGAAATCGCGGGCTATCCACTGGTCGGACGAACCAACCGTGCCCACTGAGGCCGGCGGCGGGTTCCTTGTGGCGACAATCGACATTGCAGTCCGTAGTTTCGTTGTCCACGTATTCCTTGTTTCGCCAGGAAATGTCATCTGGCACGTCGATATGTTCAAGATACGCAAGTCAGCACGGCTGGATGAAGACGGTCACCCGCACCCCATAGACCCGCACGGCCATGCGGAGGATTGGCACGTGCTCATTGACCAGGTTATCGACCGCACCTATCCCTTGAATGACACCAGCGGTCGCCGCATGGCAATCAAGATTGTTGGCTGTGACTCTGGCGGTAAAGATGGCGTCACAGCCAACGCCTATGAGTTCTACCGCCACCTTCAGTCCGAAATGTTACATCAGCGCTTTCACTTGCTGAAGGGTAACGATTCTAAGGGTTACCAAGATACAGCCATGCGTCCGACTATGTGGGACAGCATCAAGAAAGATAAGTTTTCAATCG